TCAAGGGGGACAGAGCCGGGTTCTTCATGACCATTGAGGCTTGGGAAATCCCAGTGATCTCCGAGATGGACAACTACGTCAGGTTTTTTCTCAGCTAGATATTCCGCAATCCAATCAAGGTGGTCTAGCGGTACTCCTGGCCTAGTCTGCGTGTCTGGGATGATGAAGTGCCGTCTTGGCTCCCCTCCCATGCGGCTAACCTCGGAACCGTCGCAACATGGCCTGGACCGTGTTGCTCTCAAAGATGCGTATGAGCGTCCATATGATCGTCAGGAGCGCCGCAACAGGGGGCAACCAATTCACTATCGCCCCCACAACCACGAAAGCAGATATCGCATCACCCGCGTGTTTCATCGTTTCTGTCGTCTCGTGGTTCATATGGCCTCCCCCTTAAAATCCAGGGAGAAAAACCAGCCTGCCTTGATAGTGCCGGTAATGGCGCCATTGGTTACGTCTGCTGAAAACTTGGCTGTATGGCCGTCTAGGATGATTGAGCCGGTGTAATGATCCCCGGTAACGACGCCAGCGATTGAGCCGTCTCCGAACTCGGTACTTTCGATCTTCCCGGAGAAGCCGCCCTTGCCGTCCGTTTCCAGATCGACAAGGGCATGGTGTGGGCCGGCTAGAACGCTGAATCTCACGACCGGAGGTCTTTTGCCGCTTGCAGTTTCTCGGCCGCGTTTTTCTTCTGGATCAGCGACCAAGCAACCGTGCAGAGAACGGCTGCTGCGCCAGCAACGGCGGTAATTTGGTCTGGGCTAAATACAGCCCCGCCGCCGAATGTGATAATGAGTGCCCGGATAATGGAACCGAGCATGGCTTTGGTGGTGTCATCCATCTTACTTCACCATCAGCAAGCGAGCCTGGGCCTTATCGGCCTGCAGCTGATGAACGAAATCGGAAAACTTCTGAACCGCCGTAACCACATTCTGCACATCGGTGGAGAAGGTGGCGGACGAAACCTGCACGCTGCCATCCGGGCCAAGAACGCTCTCGGCAACCTTGATCGCGGCCAACACGGCCTGCTCCAAGGTCTGGGCCTGCTCCATGTTCGCGGCAGTGCAGAACGGTGCGGAAGTATTGGCGCTGCACACGCTCTCGTAGAGATTGAGCGCGACGGAGAAGGCAGTTTCCGCAAGCTGGAGGTCGTTCTTCGGATTGCTGAAATACTCGCCCATACCGGCGCAACCACCCAACAACAGGGCGCACGTCAGCGAGCCCGCAATGAGAGCTTTTTTCATTCGATGTTCCTCTTTGATTAGTTGATTGGAGTCAGTGAAACTTGGCGCACGTCGGCCAAGAGAGCACCGAGGTCGAAACCATTAGGAGCCCTGCCAGCCTTGTCGAACCATGCGGAGGTGATGGGAACCCAAAGCTCGTCGCAGTATTTGGCGACCCACGCGGCCGTCATGTTCTGCTCTTTGCCCCAGGTGATGGCAGTAAGGGTCTTGGAGTTGAAGAAGCTGCATAAGCCACGCTTCTCGCGGTACGCGCTGGTGACCATGCAATGACCGCCCCACTCGCCGGGCGCCCCGTTCGTGTCAGCCCATAGCCCATCCTTCTGGGCCGAGAGCGGGAGACTGACGCCCATGTAGAGCGAGCCGGAAAGCCAGTGTGCGAGCTTTACATGCTCCCAGTTGCGCGGATCGACAGCGGCAAAGGCCAGGAGTTCGCAGCCCGCGATAGGCTCCTTGCGCCAAGCTTTGAGAATGTCTATTTCAATGCCGCCCTGGTCGGTTTCAGGACGGCCGGGAATATACCCACAAAGTTTCTGGTACAGGTTGACCGCGTCGCTATCTGCAAACCGAGCCAGAAAGCCATTGTTTGAGAGCCACAGCTGGATCGCGTGCAAGATGCCGGCGCACGTGCAATCCCCCAGGATATCGTTAGCGAGCATTCCCCATGACTTCACCTTATCGCCGTAATCAATAGACGCGGGAGGGTCTGGAAGGTCCGTGATGTAATTGGCAAATCGGAGCGTGCGCGGGTCTTTCGGAGACGGTGCGGCGCGGCCCAGCTTCAGGTTCGACGGATTGAACGGAATAATCGCTTCGTTCGGATCGCGCGGCCATAGCCATTTGAAGCGGACATCAATGCCGAAAATGTTCATGCACCCTCTAGGTATGTGGCAGCTTCGATAAGGCGGCGGTGCAGGAGGCCCTTGACCTCTTTGCCGTTGTCGTGATCCCAGGCGATGAATTGGCGCACGACATCGGACCAGCGCCCGTCATTTACAGCCGTGATGAGCATTGAGCCTTTGAGCGCACCCGCTCCCACGTTGAAAGCGAGACTGATAACCGCGGCCATCTGACGGTCTGAGACGGTGGCTTTGATGAGGCCGAATAGCCCCATTGCCGCGTTCTGTAGGTCGGTCGTTAGGGCCGCTTCAGCCTGTTCCTGGGTCCAGACAAGACCCTCATGGGCGCCAGCCGCGTGGCCGTATCCGATAGTCCAGACGCCGCCCCCGTCCTTGTAGGCCGTGAGTTTGCAGCCCTCGAATTGGCGCACCAATCCGGCCGCCAGGTCGATTGCGGACATATTTCCCTCGGAATGTGGAAGTGGTAGAGTGGTGGGATGGATCACGACCAATGGCTTGGCCTGACCGTCTTGGCGGTAGAGTTGCCAATTTTCCTAGTTCTTAGAGCCTATCTGCGGAAGCGTAAGGCCAACGAGCCCAGCCGCTCCGGGGGATATGGCATACTGCTTACGCGGGACCGGAAGGGGCGGGAGCAAGTCAGTTCCACTATTCGCTACACGAAGACGCGGATCGAGTAGCAGCTTAGAGATTTCCATGTTCAAGGCCGGATTGTTACGGAGGCCAAGAGCGCGTTTCGTGTCATAGGCGGCTTTGACCGCTCCGAGGATATTGCCACCAGCCGCATGGCCTATGCCGCGCACCCCATTGAACAGCATGTCCGCGTTGCCATTGTCCGAATCCTCAATGAACCTTTGAGCCGTCGCAGAATTACCCGTGATGGCATTCTTAGTGTCGAACATGGCACGCTTGCGAGCAACATTATCAATGAACTGTTGCGCCTGTGCCGGCGAGTCAAACAGCATGTTGAAGCGTTTCCGGTCACGCTCGCTGTTGATGACTCTCTTAGACTTGTCGCTTGCGTCGGGGGCACGCTCAAGCGCGTCAACCTTAGCTTCGGCGGCGCCCATGCGATAAAAGTCTTTGTCGGAAGGGCTGAGAGCATTAAATTCAGCCTTCAGTTGTTCATTGCTTTCAGTGCGGCTGAAGTGCTGGCGCCCATCAATCACGGCCTCCATAGATTGCGTGGGACCAGACCATGCCTCCCGCGCAGCCTTATAGGCCGGGTTAATATTGTCCAACTCATCGCGGAATGCATCGCGGAATTTTCCAAGCGACAATCCCGCCTTAGTTGGGCGACCTGTTACCGGGTCGCGCATCTCGGCAACTTTGGCGTCTAAAGCTTCCTTTGCCACTGCAAGTGATTTCATTGTCGGAACCGCACCGACAATCGGCTTACCGGCTTCATCCGTCCCAATGATGCTGTAGTCGGATGGCTTGAATGGACGGTTATTAGTAATTGCGTCCTGCATTTCCTGCATAAGGCCGTTCTTTAGGCCGGTCTGTACGTCAGGGTGATCTAGAAATTGTTGCAGCCTTGGACTCCAAGTCGCACCAGGAGCGTTCGCTGTCTTATCAGCTTGCGCCTTCTGGAACACAGAAAGAGCAGCCTGACGGTCACTCTCGGCGCGCTGTAATTGGTCGTGCAGATCCATATATCGAGCGCGCACATCTGCACCGGCCGCGCCACGGGCCGCAAGCGCGCCAGGATTATTGGTATCAATATCCCTTATCTGCTTTGCGATCTGCCCCTTAGCCCCGGTCGCCTTTTGCAGCGCATCACGGAATTGGCTTTCAAAAGGTGCCGTACTCTCAGCGGTCAATGCCTGCTTATACAGTGGGCCTGCCGCATTAGAACGGGCCTGTAGCAAGTCTTGAACGGCGCTGTAGGTCGAACCATTGGCTACCCCACCCTGAATATCCTTAGTGAGCGCGCTAGCCGCCGTGTCATCCCGCTTCGTTAAGAAGTCACCAATATCTGTCCCCGCCTGCCCAGGCGCACGATAAACTGCCCCAGCAAGTCCCTTCGTATTCTTGCCGCCCAAATCCATGAGCGTGAGGTTGTCTCCATTGGCGGCGGCTTGCTGCTGCCTAGCGGCAATGTCAGAAGGAACGAGGTTATCTTGAGCCGCCCTCTCGTTGACCTTCGCAATAGCCTTATTGCGGAGAATGGCGGCTGTCCTCTCTGCATTCGTCGCGGCTCGCGCCGGGGCGGAGGCCGCTATAGCGGCGGGGTCAGACGGCATGGCAAGCGGTAATGCTTGGTCTAGAACATCATCTGCGGCGCGTTTGGGGTCGGCATAGAGCGTAGGACCGAATCCTAACGGTCCCTTGCTCGTGTCAATATCGTTTGGCAGCTTGGGCAACGTATAGGATAGCGCACTGCCTCCGATCCCATGTATCGCACCAGTAATGGGCGACGCTACAACGCCAAGGGCATCGAGCGGCACCTTAGCAGCCGCACCCATGCGCTTGAGACTTGCCAATGGCCCGTAATCGCCGCTCGTCGGCGCAGACATAGCGGTCGAGGCGTCTTGCTTGAGCGCGTCGAATGCACCAGACGCAGCGCGTCCGATATCACCAAGAACATCCCAACGCAGCGCTTCAGGAGCCTGTTGTGGCGCAGAGGCAAGATGCGGATTCTGCCGCATGACCTCGGCTTGAACCTGCTCTTGTGTCGCGCCCTGCGGACCATCAATACGATAGGTTTTTCCGTCAGGTGCTTGAATTGAATAGGTTGTCAAGGATTGACTACCGTTGCTTTTCCCCACCCGCCAGTCGGCTTTGGCGGGAGGCGGGGGAGATTTTGCGGAGCGGGCGCGACACCCGGCGCATCAGGTACAGCCGCAACTTGCGGAGAGCGACCGCTGATAGCACCACGGAACTCACCACGAACTGATCCTGGAGAACGACGAGCTGCAGCGATTTCCTTCTGCATCTGGTCGATTGCAGCGCCAAATTGGCCTTTGGAATAAGCCGCCTCAAGAATTTCGCGGGCATGTTCCTTGTCATTGACCGTAGGCGTGCCGGACGGGCTAATAGCGCGGGAATAGGTGTTGACCAAGCTGTTGACGGCCTGGTTGAGCCGAATGACATTCTCGTCGCCAGTGCCCTGTTTAACCGCCAATTCCACCTTGTTGAGCGACGGGAATTGAGAGCGGTTGACGGCTTCAGAGGCTTGGAGAGCGAGAGGCGCGAGCTGCTGAACTTCGGACGCAGCCATTTCAACATTGGCCGTGCGAGTGCCAAGCGTGCGTTCGCCAGCCTGAAGGCCGGTAAACTCGGCATTGAGGGCAGCAAGGTCGGCACCACCAAGGCCGCGCGCTTGAGCCTGGCGCATAACCTCACCGCGAAGGAGCGCGATATTCTGTGCGCCCTGCACGCCACGGCCGAGATTCTGGAACGGGCTCTTATCGCCAGCCAAAACTTGCTGCGCCATGAAGGTCAATACATCAGGGTCGAGCTTACCGGACTGAGCATTCTCAAGCTTCTGCTTGTCCAGACCAAGGCGCTGTTGGGCTACCGCGAGTTGACCTCGCGAAATCGCCAAGTTCGGGTTGGCATTCTCCAATGCAATCTGCTGGTCAATGGCGTCCTTCGACTTTACGTCGCTGGCTTGGGCCACATGATAGTTCCCGGCCAAATCCTGCTGCACGACCGCACCCGGCTTGAACCCAGCCGCCTGAGCTTCCTGCGGAGATAGTGTCCGCATCGCTTTCATCTGCATGGCAAGCTGGTTCTGGATCAACTGCGGAGCCATCTCAGCGGTCAATTCCGGGCTCCCGGTACGCTGTAAAGCACCAGAAAGCGTGGAGGGCTGCATGGACATGGCCGGGGCAGCATTGGTCTGCATGGCCGCCGCACGGGCTGCATCGACTCCGGGACCGGCCGCGTTCGCCGCGGGCGTCACGCCTACCGGATTGTCATTGAAGCCCATGGAAGGCTGAAGGTTCTGCATCAGTTGCGGCATGGCCTGGAAGGCCTGGGCGTGCTGCAAGGCCGTGGGATCGCCGCCAGCCGCCAAGATGGCGCTATACGCCTGCTGGCGTGTCGCTGGGTCAGTGGCCGTCGCAGCCTTGGAATAGGCGTCACGAAGTTGCTGTCTGCGAAGCAGGGATTGGAATTCGCCAATGCTGTTCGTATCACGACCATTCAGAGCGGCACCCGCATCTGATAGACCGGCGCTGAACAAGCCAAGCTTACTCTGCCAAGTCGGTTGAGACCCCATACCGAGAATACCGCCTTGAGGCGCATCGTCCAGGCCGAGGAAATTCAGAATACCCGCCATTATGTCTGTTCCCTAACCGCCAGGCATGTAGGACGAAGCAACAGCCTGCCCGACTTTCCCGAAGACAGACAGAATGCCGCCGAGGCCAGGATTGCTGCTGGTTGTGGTCGTGCCGTTGGTATTGACGGTCTGCTGCACTGGGATCATGCCCAAAGCACTATTGAGCAAGTTCTGCTGCTGTATCGTCAGCTGCTTGCCCTGTAGCCAATTATTGTAGGCGTTGCTGATTTCCGTCTGGCTCTGGGCCTGCTGCGCATCGCCAACTGCACCCAAGATGCCACCCTGCTGAGCAGCTACGCCAAGAGCATTGTTATTGAGGTTAGCGGTCGTGGTCGCAGCATTGAGACCAAGGTTCTTGGCTGCCAACGAGGCGTTCTGTGCCTGCGTGTAATTCGCCGCGTTCAGGTTGGCGATATTGCTCTGGTTATTGCGGTCATATGCTTCATTGGTCAACGCATTAGCCACGCCAGAGCGGGAACCTCCAAACGCACCGCCCGCGGTGTTCTGGGCATTCATTTGGGTTTGTGCGATTTGGCGTGCACGCTCGTTGTCGTTGATCGAAGCGTCGATGACGTCTTTCTGGAATGGGTTCATGTAGGTTTGGAGATCGGCAGCAGACAGCGGGTTGCTGTTCAAGATGCCTTGAGCGCCAGCGGTAGCGGCATTCGCCGTCTGGCCATATAGTGGGTTAGTGGCGACGCTACTGAGAATGCCCTGAGCCTGAAGCTGGGTAGGCGTAAAGCCGGCAGTCAACTGTCCGGTATATGGCGTGCCCAAACTGGCCGCGTTTTGCTGGGCCGTCGCATAGTTATTCTTTAGAAGCGCCATCGACTCAGGATTGATGGTGTTCGTCTGCGTCTGTTGGGTAGTTTGTTTTGATCCGCCGCTCAATGCAGTAAATCCTTATACATGGTGAGATACCCGAACCTGTAACCGCGCTTTTCCGTGACCTTCTCCCACCCCTTGCGCCCCGTCCCCATCATCATCGTGCAACCCTCAGAGCGCGCGAACTCGCACATTTTCGGCTCAAGAATGTCGAGCAATTCCGTTAAGTCGCCGCCGCCATGCTGAATGATGAATGCTTTGTGCTGGGCGAATTGCGCGATCTCAGCGACGGCGCAGGATTGCTTCCCGAAGAACACGAGGTATCTCCCCTCATCCACCATTCGCTCAACGTCTTCGATGCTTTCGAGCCCGGGCGAAGTCGCGAGAGCGGCTTGGATAAGCGGCCGGCACTTTTCCCAAGGCGTCAAAGCGCGACGGTACTCAGTGTCCCGGTATCGCCCACCGTGACGGACCAAAGGGCGCCACTGGGACTTTGGAGAATGAGCCGGCGCCGGACGATTTCCACGTCAGCGGTCTTTTTCATATTCTGCTTGTCAGCATCCGAGATTTGGCGCCTTGTGTCCGCCTCGTTCGCCTGATCATAACCATTGCCTGGCCGGGGAAGGTTCAACGGCCACCGCCTTGCGTCACGTCGATCCTGGGCACGCCTATGCGCCAGTCTGCATTTCTGACGCCATCGAACCGGGCCCGTATCAAACGGCCGCCGAAGCGCAAATCTGTCCTGCTGGTGAGCGAATAAGGCCCGTAGCTGGTCTCCGCGTCATCCGGGAAGAACTTGGCGTAGAACGTGGCATTCACATCCCCCACGGTCTTATCGTCCGGGACAAGCTGGGAGGCGTAAAACACGCTGTCCCCCTGCCCCATCATGAACGGCCCGCCCTCCAGGTATGGGAGATCTACATCCCCATAATCATTGCCAACCTCATGCTCATAGACATACCCATCCGCACCGCATTTCATCGGGAACGGAAATGGGCTTTTATCGACGGCGCAGAGACGGCTTAGCTTGCCAAACACCCAATGATTTTCTCGGAAATTCCAGCGGACATAGCTATCAACTTCAATTGAGCCACCGGACGGATACCGCCACTCAACTTCACCAAACTCGGAATTGATAGCGCACGTGATCTTCGACTGCTGGAGATAGTTCAGATTCGAAAACACATAGTCTGATACGGCGCAATCCAATGGCTGGGCGAAGCCGTTAAAGGTCCAGAAGTTCCCCACACCCATCCAGACAGCTTGAGAATCCAGAGCAGCCCCGCAAGCCCGCGATATTGCCCCGCACCCGTCCGACTTTTTCTCAAAGGCATAGACGCGGTTGTCAGCGGTATAGGTCGCTACATGTACATCCTGGTCGGTGAGAAGCAGAACACCACCATTGATCCGCAGCCCCATCATTAATCGGCCATTTGTCTGCAAATCGAAATCGCCGGCTTGGTTGGTGGCATCAGCCGTCCAGACGGTGTTATTGCGCTGGTCCGACCATTTCACCCGGCGCGGAACACCAGCAGCGCCAAGCGCCATCAGAATGCCCTCTTGTGTAACCACAAGAGATGTAGCCGATGGGGCGTTAGATACCGCGGCCCCAAGCCCAGTTAGGGGCCATTCATATATTGTAGTATCGTCGGGCCCGACAAAGACAAGATGCTCGCCCCAGGTATCCAGGCTATTTACTGTAGCGTCCTGAATATCGTCGCTATCGGCTATCGGGGCACCGTATATCCCCATACCGTATAGACCGGAGCCGAAGCCCCCAACCGCCGCCGCATCTGCACGTCCTGCGGTATACCCAGACGGAGTAATATCAGCCAAGATACCGCTCTTGGTCATGGCATAGAGGTGGCTGTGCGTTGCGACGGCACACCGCGCCACATTTCCGTTATCGCGCCATGCGATCATAGTTCGTGGCATACCCGTCACGGCAGACGTGGATTTTGCTCTCCAACCACCATCAGGTCGGATCGTGCCCTCATAGAAGCGGACTAGGTTACCATCGTACCAGCGGCCTTGGCTCTGGAGTTGAGTACCGTTGTGGTAATAGCCAGGGGGTGCCTTAATCTCAAAATACGCCATCGAGGCTATGCCCTGTCATATTCAAGATGGACGCTGAAATCGTGGTGTGCGGAATTACCGAAGCCGTCCGTGACAGTTGCGCGCCAAACCGCATCTAGCGTTCCAGACGCTCCCGAAGCCGGCGAGAAGCTCTTGCTGAAGCCAGGATTGTTAGTCGTCAGCCCGCTTGTGGTGGCTGTATTGTCGCCAGATATGAAGGTTATGGAATAGGTATAGGGGCCAACGCTGCCGCTCGGTGTAACCGTAGTGCTGCCGCTCACAGTATGAGGGGCGCCGACGCCGGAATCATTAACATTGATGTCAGGGGCCGAGACAGAAAGACTGGCGGAAATCTGCTTCCAGACGCCACTAACCTTCGTCCAAAGTAGTGCGAATTTCCAAACGCCGCTAACATTCACATTTGCTTGTGCGCTATGATTTGTGCCGGATACGTTGACAGAAAGTGTCAAGCGTATTGCAACCAGATATCGCCATCGGATCCGCCCGAGGGTGCGCTAGAGCTAATCGTGACGTTGTGGATAGCGATACTACCAAGACCGAGATTCGAGCGAGCTGTAGCAGCATTTGCAAGACTGGCTAAATTACCCGACTTGGTAAGAACATCGGTTGCGGCAATTCCAGAATTTCCTATCGTTCCGTTATTATCGGAAAATGAAGGAACGTTTCCAGTTGCGGCACTGACCACCGCAACAACTGTGCCCGTTGGAGACGTGGATGTGTTCGCGGTTGCGGCCGTCCCAAGACCAAGATTGGTTCGGGCCGTGGCTGCATTAGCCAGGTCGCTAAGGTTATTTGCCTTCAGAGCTGCGGCAGCCGTCGTGTTATCGACCGTCTTTAAGCTCGCATCTATCGCGATAATCGCGTTATTAAGCGTGGTCCCCCAGGTATCCGCATCCGCGTTTACGGTGGGATATGCCCAGCCGTAATTGGTGGTTGTGGAATCGGCCATTATGGAATTCCTTCTGGATTATGGTATAAGGCGGTTCGCCGCGTGGTTGCGTTGTCCGGCTGGGGAGACATGACATGACGAAATTCTTATTGCGTTTACTTCTGCTACCGCTGGCCGCCGCTCACGCCATCATCGGCGTATTTGCCCATGACGATCTCTGAGCCGATCAGGACCGGGCCGGTCCGACGGAAACCTGACCACCCGTCTATTCTGCGACGGGCTGTAATGGCAGTCCGCGACAGCGTTTTGGGCTCTCGTGTCGCCTATCTACGCTGGCTAGGAATGGACATCGGGCGCGATACGAAAATCTCGCTCAAGGCCAGGATCGACGCGACCAACCCACGCGGCATTCACATTGGCGATGGGACGCTGATCGCCTTCGATGCAACGGTCCTGGCGCACGATCTAGTCCGCACCCTGCACACTGATACCTATATCGGCCGGAATTGCTTCATAGGCACCCGGGCTACCATTCTGCCGGGCGTAACCATAGGAGATAACTGCATCGTCGCGGCCGGCGCTGTCGTCAATACCGATCTGCCGTCTGGCACAATCGCTGCCGGCAACCCGGCACGCGTCGTCCGTTCAGGCGTCACAACCCGAAAATGGGGAATCCTTGAGGACGGGTATCAGGCGGCGCTCAGCCTGTACGATTAGCAAGAGCTGGGCGTGCAGGACGCGCCAGTGACCATGTTCTTGTTCGGAACGCTGGTGAAGTCCTGCGACGTGATACGCGTCTGGCCGTCAATGATGAACGCCGTGCCCGCCCCGGTCAGATCCCAATAATTGCCAATGCCGATCATGTTGACGACCTGGCCCGGATAGCGGGAGGTGCGCCAGCTTGTCGAAGATGCGACAGGGGTTGGAGTTACATTGAGATTATAGGTTCCTGCCCCACCTGATCCTGTGCCGAAAGATGAAATTTGAATTGGACCAGAGCAGGCGGTGCATTCAACAAAATCACCAACAGCAATCGTTCCGGTACTGACCGTTGCTATCGTAAGAACCGATCCGCTTATACTCGTGCCAGCGTTCGCCATCGTGGCGACGGCAGCTTCTTGCTGAAGCGCGCGCCAGGCTGAAGCAGTGGTTACGCCGCTTGACGGATACAGCGTCGAATTTATGACCGCCGTGTTGAAGCTGATATCCCACGGATCGTATGTGATCTGATAACCAGCGGCTTTATTGGCACTTGCCGAGGTCAGGAATGTGCCGAATAGAGTGGTACCTGTACTCGGCGCCCAGTGGTCCCACACCACCGTGTTGAACTTCTGGTAATACGGGATTGTGGTGGCGGTTCCGGGGTCTGCAAGCTGGGCAATCAGATTATCATGGTCGCTAGTCTTACCGACCATACGCATATAGTTGAAAGCTGTAATGGTCGTGCCGCCCGTTCCAGCGGCGGCCAGCGTCGAATAACCGTTGATGTAATTGTATTTCGCCGTGAAAGCCCCGGTACCGCCTGTCGCGGCAAGTCGCATCGCAGCATTCGCGGTTGGTTGGATCGGCCCGGTGGTCGCGTTGACTGGCCCAACATCGGTTACTGTCGCATTACAAGCCCCATTGTTGGCCGCGGTAACTAATTGGCAGACAGTCCAAGTCGTGCCATTGCACGCCGATCCAGTGCAGTTCTTTAAGCCGCCCGGTGAAATGTTGGTGCTGACGCGAACCTGTTGCCCAATTCCTGCCCAATTCAGGAATTGGCCTTCCGCGAAGAAGCCCGAGCCTCCGCTATTGATCGTCAAAACATTGCTGGCGGTAGTGACGTTCGCAGAGAACTGCTGGGGAAGTCCGGGATCGTATGAGGTGCCGTAAAGCTCGGCTTGCCAGGAACAAGTACTATCGGTGTCCCAAGTATTGTTCTCAGCGTCTAATGCGCCGCCCGAATAATTTACGTTGATCTGAGCTAGACCAGTGAATGAGCGGCAAGTGTTCTTGCCGAGACGAATATGGTTGTTTGTTAAAGTCAGCGTCCCGTTCGGAACATAGATCCCGACATCATTGATGTAATAGCCGCTGAGCGAGAGCGAGGCGCCGAAATTTTGATAGATGCCAGTTGAAACAACGGTCCAGCCGGACGGGATATTGGTGCCAAAATCCACCAGTCCCGCATCAGCCGTGATCTGGCCGACCGGGTAGGTTACACCCGCGATATTCCAAGTTGGCGTGGTCGAATAGGCGGATTGCCCAGATTGCCGCGCGTTCGTGAAGAAAGCGGTGTTGATGAATTGAGCTGTCTTGTCAGCAGTAGCGCAGCCATCATCTTGCCCACTTGGGACTATTCCGGGGCACGGGTTTGCAACCACATTGCCGCCGCCGTGGCCTGGCCGCGCCTCCACATGGCTACATCCAAGTAGAGCAATAAACCCAACTAGAAGGAAAATTCCCTTATTCACGGGATCGAGCCGATCTTCCCGGTTATCAATGGAATTGGGGTATTGGCAGTCGTGCCAAATGTGATTGTGGGGTTATTCGACCAAGTACCAGGGGTCGCCCCAGTTGTCTGATAGTCGGTATTATAAGTAGTCGCGCTACCGCCGAAACTGGATACGCCTGACCCGCCAAAATAGTAGGCTTGGTTTGTGTCCGCAGAGCTGATCGCATAGATGACGGCGGTGGCATTGTCGGAAATAGAACCCATCCAATACCAGCCAGCGGACGGGAAGGCGCAACTCATCGCCTTGTTGTTCTGGCCTGTGGCGTTCTCAGAGATCCCGCCGCCGCCGACCGTCATTGAACCCAATATCGTGCCCGGGAACCCGTTTGTTCCGGTGCTGTCGGCGCAAGCCAGATACAAATTGCCCGACGCCGACAAAGTGGTGACGCGGACATACCAGTCGGTCCAAGTGGAAGCCTTCCAAATATAGAAGGGCTGCCAATGAATGATCGTGTTGCTCTGCGCAGTACCCGTTGCGCCTAGCGTTCTCTGGATAGGAAACCAACCATTGACGCGATATTGTGGAGCAGATTGCGCTGGCGGCGGCGCACTGACATAGATCTTGCCGGCCGCATCGGTAGAGACGGCAAAGAGCCCATTCGCGAGAAGGGTGACGCTGCCCCCGGTACCGGTGGTCGAGCCATTGAACGTGATCGTGTCGGCCGCATTTGCCTGGAGCGTGACTGGATTGGTGTTCGTGTCGATCAGCAATCCGCCGTTCGCGCTCAGACCAGACGAAGCTGGGAGCGTGATCGTGCGCCCAGAGCCAGCAATCGTGTATTGGGTAAATGCGGCCCAGGCAGCAGCATTCGTGGTGGGATTCGACCCCGTGACGATAGAGACAGCACCCGCCGGGGCGAATGAGGCGGCGCTGTAGCCACTATCTTTCCCCGTCTTTCCTCCGGTTCCATTAAACCCGACGAAGTTGCTATCGACGGAAGACCCAGGGCCGCTAAAATCGCCTGTACCTCCACCGCCACCACTACCGGACCCTCCACCACCAGGCACGGGCTGCGCCATTGCAGGCATGCTTAGAAGGGCCACGATGAACGCAGCCGAAGCAACCTTCCGCATCATCGTGGCTTACCCGTAGTAGGAAATGTGGAGGACCGCGCTCGCTGTCTGTTCGATAAATTTCAGCAATGGCAGCACATCGACACGCTCAAACGTATAAGGCGTGTTGACCGGGAGCGGCATTCCCACGGTCCCGGTTGGGTTGGTGCCGTCATCACGCCAGCGCACGGCCTGCGTTTCAGCAATGACAAGGCATCGCACTGCACCGCTAGGAACCGTCAGCGCCGTTGCGGAGCTAAGGGACGTGATTCTTTGATATCCCAAAGGGCCAAAAGCCCCAGGACTTTGAGCGGCCATGTAGGATTGCCTTTCTTACGGCGAGGGATAGGAGAGGATTGGAGCCGCGATGTTCGGCGCAAAGCGCGCGATCTTGTCAGCAGCTATGATGTCGGAGACGATTTGTGTCGCGAACGTACCCCAGACCTGAACGCGGTCATCATCTTTGAGATACGGCGCAGATTGCAGGAGGGCGGTGTAGAGATATGCGTCTGGGTACTTGGTCAGAAGCCAATTCGTGTCTGTTGGCGCCGAAAGGGCCGGGAGCGATTGCCAGTAATTGATCTGGGCCGTGTATGTGCCCGTGTTCCAGGGCCAGAACTGGATCTGATTACCGACAATCGAGAATAGCTGCGGGTCGCCATCCTGATTGGGCCGCATGATCTTCTGTTCCGCGATCTTCTCGGGCTCGCAGAACTGGACTTGGCCACTGTTAGACATGGTGGACAGGACGATGGCCCGGAGACCTTCAAAATCGGCCGGCAGATTGGTATACTCGGAGGTGATATTGAGCGTGGACGAGCCCAGCATCTGGCGAACGGGGCCATCCATGAGCAACCGGCGCTGGATTTGCACCGTCGCCATCGTCACCCAGTCTGGGATAGCCGAGGTCAAGTCAGAGCGATTCAGCGTGTCGGCAATGGCTGTCTTGAGGCCGCCAAACGTGCTTTTCGCCATCAGATGTGCCTATGTTTCTTGCCGATGCGGCCTGAACCAGTCCTAAAGCCCCGATAATCGGAGTCGTTCAGGTAGCGGATAAGCTCTTTTTCAAAGGCGGGGTGGTAGAGGTTTATGCCCTTAGCCAGGAATTGAGCATGAATCGTGGCCGGGATCGTCCCCACGTACTGCAATTCCCGGCTCGGCGTGTAACCGTCGAAATTGTTCTGTATCTGCTTATTACGGTCCAGGAGAGCCGATAAATCCTCCTTCTCCGTGACCGTGAAAGTCCCATCCTCGTTGTCGATCCATTCACGCTTAATGCCTGGATCGCTGAGAAACGGTATGACTTTGCTCATTCAGTCTCGCCGTAGCCCTTGGCTTCCATGGAAGCGGCCGTCGCCGGATCGACAAACAGAACATCGTCCCGCTTTGCCATCACATCGCCACCAGGTGCGTCACCATCAGGCGCCACATGAACGCCCGTCGAGACTTTACCGTCTCCGTGCTTGGTCACGCGGACAGCGACCATGCCGTTCGGAACCTGAATCTCAGGCTCGTCCGTTCCGTCTGCTTTCTTACGCGGCATTCATCCTCCTCAAAGAAAATGGGGCGACCCTTTCGAGCCGCCCCGGTTGCACCCGGATGCGTTACACAGCCAGGATCATGGCGTGGGCCTTCTCGTTCTTCATAACGAGGGTTTTTTCCGCGATGATCTGGAACTTCTCGGCGTCGCCGGTCTGCGCTAGCGTGTCAGTGAACATGCCGCGAAGAGTGGCAATGCCAACCATGTCGGGATCGACCAGCAAGACAGCATTCGCAACCGCGTATTGATGCGGGATGAACGTCAGCTTGCCGAAGTCATCGACATACACATCAGCGGCACCGATGATGGTGGCTTGCTCAGTCGGCTTCGCATCCACGCGAATGGAGGCAATGCCGGTGAAGCCACTCATCGTCTGCTTGGTGGTGCCCGACATGTAGCACTGGGTCGGGTTGGCACCATTGCCAAAAGCCGTCGCGCGGACGGTCTTGAGCAACGCTTCAGTCAGAGTACGGGTCGTGCCGGCAGTGGCCGCCGTGGTCACGCCGCCGGAATAGCCGGTGGTCGATCCACCCGAACCCAGCGAGGTGTTGGAGGTCAGCCAGGTACGGAAGCCGCCCGAGTGGCGAGCCGTGCCGCCAGATTCCTGGTTGGACGCGACGTTATTCAGCCACGCCAATTCCATGTCGGTGCGCAGTTCGATGCCCTTAAGCACCTTCTGGCGATTGATTTCCGACGCGCGGCCGGCTTTCTTGACCACCTCGTCGGTGCCAGAAACGATGCCGACTTTACGGAAGATCTGGCAATAGTTGCCGACACGGGTGGTGATGTTTTCAGACGAGGCGAAGGAAGGGCTGTCGTCACCTTCCAATTGAGCATTAGCGGCAGGCGCGGCAAGCGCCTCGGTCTGCCATTCGTGCTTGGTCTGAGTGGCCTTGCCCGCATTACCGACATTGTTGGTGAACGGGGTCTTGGAGGGAGCAACGCGATAGATGGTATCTTCGAGGTCCTCGCGGATACCGATGGTGGTCAGCGTAGTAGCTGTACCGGAGACTGCCGACATTAACTTGGTCCTTTGAGTGTGCGCAGCTCGACAAGCTCGTCCACGGTCAGCTCACGCTTCCGGGAAAGGGCTTCGATGCGCGCAGATTGGGTGGAGCCCGGAGCCGAGGATGCCGGCGGTTTGGCCGGTGTTTTCCTGACTGGGGCGGCTATAGGCGCTGCATTGACAAGCTTCTTCGCCGTCGCCTGACCGTTGCGCCACTTCATGGCGTCGTAAGCGATGGAGGCTTCGATAGCCGTCAGATGCGGAATACGTTCTGCGGGCAAACCAAGGTCCAATAGGAACTTGCCAAGTGCCTGCTTGCGTTCGTTTCCAAGTTTCGGGTCGGTTAGCTCTGGCGCGTACTGGCCTAGCTTCGCCTCTTCCTGGGCAACAAACTCTTGGAACCGTGATTTCTCGGCCTCATCCTTGGCAGACTGGATCTGCTGGATGCGTTTGGCCTGTTCATCGATCCATTCACGTTCGGCATCTCGCTGCATTTGCAGCTTGATGACCGCGTCGCCACCGTGAAGATCCACGGCAGCATTCCAGTCCACATTCCCCCATTTCTGGTTGAATGCGTCACGTTGATACTTGAGGGCATCGAGAGCGACCGGGATTTGCTTATCCAGCCCAGCGGTAAGCTGCTGAAGCCTGGATGCTTCGGCGTCGAATGCCTTCTTTTTCTCGGCGCTTTCCTGCATTGCGCGGGCAGTTGCCGAGTTACGTTCATCCTCCTTTCGGACGATGATCTCTTGCACATCGGGCGGAAGGGCTTTGAAGCGTTCCTTCGCGTCCGCGTCCCAGAACTTTGGCGGCTCAATCGCGGGCTGGTTAGCCTCTTCGGCTTCAGTTTCCGTGGTCTCTGCCGTCGTTTCACCATCGGTTTGCGTTTCCGCTCCGGTGGTATCCTCAGCCGTGGGTTCGGCTGGTGAATCTGTCTGTGCCGGCGCTGCCTCAGTGGGCGCTTCCGGCTCTTTCTTGGGGAGGTCCAGGACCGCTACGGCCTGGTCAATAGATAACGGGCCAGTGCTTTCGCCTGGTTGAGACATGCTTACCTCTGGTGGATGCGATCCCGTCCGCTAGGAGCGGTTGCCGGTTGTCGCTGGGTTAAGGCTCTCGATGTATTTCTCGATCTCTGCGGAGCCTTGGCCGCAGAACGAGGCTAGTTCGGCTTGGACGCTGTCTAAGATGTGGATTAGGCGATAAAGTTCTTCGCGCTTGGCCGCTTCGTCTGGCTTGGAAGCGAGGAGGTTCTTAACGGCGACGGCGCGAACCTTGTCGAATGCTTCGCTTGTCTGCGGGTATTCACGGCGCGCGGCTTGTTCGCGGGCTTTAAGGTCGCTCAAACCTTATTCCCCCCGATACCGACTTGAGCCGTCAGATGGCGCTGATGAGCCCCGATGGCCGCTGTCGTGATATTTGCGGCAGCGTCCTGATCAATCTCGTACTTCTTCAGAGCGGCTTCTGCCTGGGTCTGCTGCTGCTTCAGGATTGCCTGTGTCTGGTTGGCCTGCTGCTTAACCTGGGCGTCAATGTTTGCCTTCTGCATCGTCGTCTGAGCCTGGAGCTGGGCTTTGACGATGTTCGGATCAGGCTTGGCCTGTACCGGCGGTGCATTCTGAGGATCGGTGAAGTAGCGTTCCGGCTGCTTGCGGCCCAATGCCTTGGCGAGGTCAATCGCGGCGTTATAGGCATTGTCCAACGTGACAATCGGACCGACTGCCCCACCCTGCTGCAACACAATGGCGTTCATGGCGCTTGCCAGAGTGTTGAGCGCGGCCAAATCAGCCTCACGCCCAGCGGCACCTAGGCCAACCTCAATGGTCATTGCGTTGCGCTCGCCCCATGTCGTGGGGTCGATGGGAACCCATTTGCCATTCAGGCGGACGATTGACGAGGCCTCAGCATTTTCCCGGATCAGGGAATGCAGGCCAAGATAAAGCTCTTTGACGCAGGTTTCGGCCAGGACACGGGCAATCATGCGGACGCGGCGCTGGGCCGCCTGCATGAGCGCCATAGCACCCTTGGCCGTGTCATGGAGCGTGTCAGGGTTAAGGCCCTGGGCGTTCCTGACCACACCTGACCGCATTTCGCCCACGGTGCTGAAGTATTCCAGGGCGCCGTATGCATCGAATGTCAGGCCGCCAGCCGAGAGCGGACGCACTGCTTGACCAGACTTGGAGCGGACTGGAACCGCAGGCTCATTACGCAACAAGTCGCTGATCGTGTAATCATTGGCCTGGTCCATCGCCACTTCGTAACGCTGGTTAAGCGCGAAATAGCTGGAATCCAGAAGCGAGCGGGTCAGGACCGTCTTAATCTGCTGCGTGCTGACAAGCTGGTCAGCCAGTGACAGGCCATAGAAGCGGTGGGCTACGAGATATGGCGAGCCAGCAGCGAACGGGATGCGCTGTTCCTTGCGGATTTCAATAAGCTTATCCGCCGTGGCGTTCGTCACCACGCGCCAGATGTCGAAATCTTCCCCTTCCCGGTCCTTTAGCCGGATGTAATGCTTGCGGATTTCCACCTGACGGAGCATGTCCGTGGTGGTGTCCGTGGTCTGGCTCTGAAGATGCTCGCCGGCCGTATCGCGAGCCAGTTGAATCTGCTGGTCCTGGACGGGAGCGTAGGGCTCCAGCTTGAGGACGATATCCTCATCAAAGCCCTCCGCGATCAGGTCTTGGACGCGAGGCCTTGAGCGCACCACGCAATAGGTAGCGTCTGCAATGCGGATCGTGTCGGGGCTGACGCTGAAATCATCAGGCGGCACGGCCCAATATTCGGCCCGCGAACAATCAGACCGAACAGTAAAGCTGTAGGTCTGCTGGGCGCTGGGGTAATCATGATCCGGCGGGTCAGCCTTGACATTGACCACTTGCCCAGATTGGTGAGCCAGCATCAATTCTTGGAGGGATTTCCCGCTGAAATCCTCGTCCTGATAGTCCTTCTTCCACCCGAATTCGAACAGGCATGTCTTGAGGAGAAGGCCGTCCTTGAAGCCCGTCATCAGGTTCAGGAAGCCAGGGTTTTCCTGGAATATGACGTGGTTCAGATAATCCGTTTCCTGCCGAGCCGCATCCTCATCACCAGGCTTGACCGGCTCAAACACAGCCACATCACCGCCGGCCGTGAAGATTTCCATGATATCGGGCAGGATCGTCTCAACCGCGTCCGCGATATCGGACGAAACGGCCCTGGAACGATTGGGCAAAGACGGGATGTCCGCCTTCATGTCGCCCTTGTAATAATCGAGGGCGCGGAGACGGTCTGCCCTTAATGCCTGGTCGTTCTCAAACCCCACCGAACGCTGCATCTCAACGCGGACCATCTGCAGCATGGTCTTGTCGTCATAGGGCGGGCGGTCTTGCGCCTCCTCCTTGGCTTCTGGAGCATCCGCCTTGACATCGACGTTCTCGGGTCCGGCGTAGCTCAATTAGACCCTTCCAATTCTTTCCACCATTGAGCTTTGCAATTCATAACTACTTGCTCGGAGATAACCCGGCGCCGGCCCCCAACCTTCACAAATGCCTCTGGGGGCAACTTTCTGAACGCTTCGCGCCCAAAACGAGCAATAAAGGCTGAGATGGTGGTGCAGCGGCGCTGGAACGCCTCATATTTTGTCGATGGCGACCAGTGGAAGCCGCGCGGAGCTTCGCCTTCTTCCTTACCGTTGGGATTGAGGCGCTCAATCCTTTCCGCGACGTTCCGAGAATGATTAGTGCGGACCAAATATTCCTGGATAGGCCAAATCTGATTGCCGCCCTTGCCCCGCCCGAGCGATCCCCAGGTTCCGCCGCTATGCGAGATAACGTACATTCATCAACCTCACACAGCCCCGAATGAGGGGATGGATAGTTTCTTTTCTTGTTTGATCACGCGATGGGCCAAAGCCAGATATCGGAACGCGTCAGCCGCATGACTTGAAAAGTCGTGCAATGGCCGCTCACGCCATGTCTGGCGCTTGCCATCCCATTCACGCCTGTATTGCTTCAGGGCCTCAATGCCGCGTCCGCAGCGATCAGTATCAAACCAGCAACGAGAAAGCATAAGGCGAACTGCGTTGATGCCGTCAGCCACTTCCTGCTGCGGTATGACGTCAATATCCCGAAGGCCCAGCTTCTCAAGTGTCTCGCGGCGTGATGTGCCATTATTTAGCTCTCGCACCTCAACGTCATGAGGCAGCATATGCCGGCCGTAACGGTAGTTCTTGGCCTCAAGGCGCTTGACGATCTGCGGCAACCCCTCGCCGCTTACTTCCATGTAATCAATCAGGCGCCGCTCTTTGCCAACGTCTTGGACGAACCAGATGGCGGTTGCGTCATCAATGCCCAAGTCCCAGGCCGTATCGACCTTAACCAGCGGCTCAACCGGGATCTTGCAAATCCGCTTGTCATTCTCGGCCGCCATCATCTCAGCGGCGTAATAGGAACCCTCAATCGTGGCGTCGAAGCTACACTCGTATTCGCGTTGGTAGGCCGCCTCATCCATAGAATTGCGGGCATCCGTCAATTCCTGTGGACTTAGAACCTTCGTCTCGGAAGCCTTCAATTCCCAGAGCGCCCAACCCTCGTCACCGTTCTTTGCCCGGTTGCGAAGGTCATAGAAGGTGTTCTTTCCTCGGGGCGTTCCTGCAAATGCGGCCCAGCCGGCGCGGTCCGAAAGCTGCGGACGAATGACCTCAGTCCATGCCCGAGGGTCCATATCCCCGAACTCATCAAGAATAACACCGTCAAAATACATGCCGCGAAGAGCATCGTAGTTGTCAGCGCCAAATAGGCGAACACGACCGCCGTTAGGTAAATCCGCCCGAAGTTCAGCCTCATTGAACTTCACCCCCGGTATAGGTGCGCAGTAATGACGGACGTAATCCCA